GTTCATTTGTGGCCAAGCTGTTGCCGAGGGCAACCACAGCCGAACCATAGCGATCAAAAGATCGCTGGCCAGTGCCCATGATATTGTCGATCTGCGCAAGACTTGTTGCCGCCGCGTCGGCGCTTAGTTTCGTGGTAGCCCCAAGCAGGGCCATGGTTCTGGTAAACTCGGCGATGTTAGCCGTTTGAATGCCTAGTTGTCCAGCGGTTTCGGCAACAGTCGCCAGTTCTTGGTGGGTAATAGGAATAACGTCTGCCATCTCTCGCAATTGCTTTTCAAGCTCGGCAAATTGTTCCTCGGTGGCATCCACTGACTTGCGCACCCCAGCAAACGCATCCTCCCAGTCCATGGCCGCTTTCCCCACGGCCGCAAACCCCGCAAGGATAGGGGCGGTGACGCCCATACTCCACCGCTTGCCAATTCGCTCCATGTTCCTGGCCGAACGCATGAACTCCCGTTCCGTCGTCCTAACGGATCTGGCCGCGCGGCCCATGGTGCGTTCAAAGTCCGTCGCGGACGCTGTAAGCACAATTGCTAAGCTCCCTACTGTGGCCACGCCGTCACCTCCCTGCCAACGAGAGAGGCGGCCCTATTTAGAGCCGCCTTCTCTTGCCGCTAATGTCCGGGCCCAAGTCTCCAGGATCCGGGCCTGCTCCTCTACACTCTGCTCCTCGGCAGCCGTCTGCTCCCTCCGGGGCATGAAGTCAGCCGGTTCAAACGGTTTCCGCCGTTGCTTTGGATCCCGGTTGACATTGGCGATAGTGGCGGCAACTAATCCCGCCCGCCAATCCTCAACCTCAGTACCCCAGGGTTCGAGGCCGAAGAACGCTGCCCATTCGGTGAGCTCGCGGCTGTCAATGCGCTCCAGGAGCTCCCGAACCGTCATGCCGAGCGCCAGGGCTAATCGAAAGTAGAACCTGCGTTCAGGCCGTCTTCGGAGTTTTTTGCCAGCTCCTCCACGTCCTCATCTCGCAGGCCAGACAGCCTCTGCGCCACGTCAAAAATCTTGTCAAGCGCGGAGGCCGACTTTTGCCCAAGCAATTTCGCGTCAGCATCGCTAAACAGCCGCTTGCCATCGCCATCAACCACAGTCAGCGCCACTAACTTGGCCCGGATATTCCGCAGGTTCATGCGGGTGTCCTTGCCCCGCTGATCGACGATTGATTGCTCAAAGGCGTCCCGCTCGGCGCCGGTGAGAGTGCGCACCCTGACGCTACCGCCCCACTCGGGGATATACACCTCTTCGTGCTGCAGATCTTGCGCCTCTAGTATCGCATCTCTAGTCAGAAGCCCCATGACTTACACTCCTCCTGTGGTGATCTCACCAAACTCGTAGACACCAGTGAGGGCCAAGGTTACCTCGGCTTGCACCACTTCGCTGGAGCGAATTTCTTGTGGCCGATAGGCGGTGCAAATGGCGGCAAATGTCCAGCCATAGGAGTTCGGCAGCTCGATCCGATATTGCTTGGCCTCGCCCGCCTTGAAATCCTCCTCAAGATCTAGATGGCCCTGAACACTGGGATCGAAGTTGAGAACCACACTGACTTCGCCGGCGTCAATTAGCCCGGCTAGCTTCTTGCGCACCTCGCCGGGTGGATCCAGCTCGTCAACCTCCACGATCTCTCGCTCTGCTTGGGGCGGGGTGATCGAAGCGATCTGCGCGATCTCCTCGAATGCCCCCTGGGTTGCCGCTTCCCGATAAAACTTCGTCTTGCGTCCTGTGATTTCGGACATTTTCGTCACTCCTTATAGGTGATCATCACGTCGACGTGGTGATAGATCTCGTCTATCCCCTCTTGCTCGACTTGTCTGTCGCTCTCCACCGTTGCCAGTAGCACTTCCAGGGCCCCGGCCATCATGCCGGTGTAGCCCTCAACAGCATCGAAGACAGCCCTGGCCGCCGCCTCTGCCTCAGGCTGACTGTCAGCCATCGCAGTGACTTGGATCCGGGCCCGCCTCCATGCCACCGTAGTCAAGTCCGCTGCTGGCACCCGACTAATTAGCGGCTGGATCAAAATCAGCGGCTTGTCAGCCCCCGCAGGGACTCGCCGCTGATACAGTCTGTCGCCCACCGCCGCTTGCACCCCGGGGTCGCCGCGAAGGTGGACATACAGCGCTTGTCTTGGCTCAACACTCATAGGCCCAACCTCCTTCGCAACTCGTCAACGGCGGCCTGCTCGGCCTCCTCGAGCTTGGCGTCAAATGCAGGGCGCAAGAAAGGCTTAGGGGGGACGTCGCCAACCTTTTGTCCCTTGACTACAATCGCATGGCCACTTTCAACCAAATGCCCATACCAGCCCTTTTTGCCGGGCCCGACCCTGACGGTGACTCTAGCTTTTGTTTGCTTTGCCACAACGGCATGGATGTCGTTGGCCAGGGTGCCAGTGCGACGCGGGGCCAATCGCTCTGCCTCCACCCGCACCAGCTCGGCGCCGGCCAGGGTGGCTTCCCGCATGTGCTCCTTGGCTGTTTCCTCGGCAAGCATCTGGAGCTTGCGAGCGAGCAAGTCGCCCCCTTCGACTTTCATTCGCACCCTCATGCCCGCCTCACCGCCCTGATCTTGAGCCACATGCCGTCGTCTTTGAGGTAGTCGATATGCTTGATATCGTAGATCTCGCCATCGTATAGCAAGCGGTGGGTGTCTGTTTTAAGCTCGTCCAGAAACGCCACATACCTGACAACAAACTCCACAGTCTGCTCCTCGCCAACAGCTAGGGCCGCATAGTAGTCACGCCCCCATAGGCTGCTCCTCTCGGCCCACACGGTTTTCCAGTCATCCCAACCCGCCCCGATGGGATCGCCCCATTCGTTTTTCTTTTCGCTGTATTGTTGGATCACGATCTTCCGTCGGCATACCCTGCCCAAGTCCTTCATAGCGGCCTTTTTATCCCTCATCAGGCACCACCTCAGTCGGCAGGGTATCTATGCCTGCTTGCAGTTGTAGCCGCAACAACTCTTTGGCGTAGTTCTCCTCGAAATACTCCGAGGCATTGTTGTAGGTGTATCGGCAATAGTCAAGCAGCAGGGCCTTGGGCGGGCCCTCGGCCTCGAAGTCTAACTCGGCGCCAGTCAGAACATTGAGATACGCCTGCCCGCGGTTGATGATCCCTTGGATGTGAGCATCCTCTTCCTCCCAGGTGATCTTGAGATAGTTCTTAACCTCTTGTAGCAGCATGCGTATCACCTACCCATCCTCATCCGCCAACTCCACCAGCTTGCCATGGCCGGCGCCATTGATCTCTTTAAGCCGCCGCTTGGTGATAAACAAGTAAGTCCCCGCGTTATGCAGGGACTTACTGTACTTGTTGTAGAAGGTTCGGAGCACCCTAACCCTTACTTTTTTCTTGCTCACTCACACCAACTCCTCACGCCTCCGGCGTGTAGGTTACTACCAGGATGTACGTCTCCACGACGCCGCCGTTGGTAACGGTAATCACGATCACGTTCTGGCCCTCAGCCCAGGTTTGGTTCGTGGCAAGATCAGTCTCCTCGCCATTGAGGGTGGCTGTAATTACCGCATTGGTGTCCTTGGCAGTCGCCGCCACCAAATCAGCCGCGTTAGTGGTTTCGGCGGTGTAGTAATGAACATCCGCATTAAACGCCGGGCTGATCGCCACAGCACCGTCAGCAACCTTCAACCCATCGAGACGCGCATCTACATAGGGGGTAGTGCGCACAATCGGGTAGACGGGCCGCAAGTCGGTGATGTCAAGCCTGCGGAACGATCGGCTGTCCAGAGGCATACCGTTGCCGTAGAGCTTTGTCAGGTATACCCGCTCGTCCTCCAAGAAGCGATACTCGTCGGAGTATTCGATTCGCCCGCCCTTGGAGGTGCCAAGGCCCATAAAGTAGCGCTTTGGCAGTCCGATGATCGCCTCGTTAACAGGCTGGTACACCGACTGAATCACGCGAGTTGGGAACGGGAAAATGTCGTAAGCATATGTGCCATCTGGCCGCCGGAACGATGTGGCGGGCATGATCTTTGTGAAATAGTCAAGCGGGTTGACTATAAAGATCACTTCCGAAATCTTCCGATTCAGGCCGTTCGGCGAAACCGACAGCTCTGCCAATAACGCGCCGTAAGTCGCCGGCGAAATCTCGTTGAATGGAATGCTGGCTATCAGGCCGTAGCCNTCAACTGGATCCAGCGCAGAATTGGGATCGCGCCGCATGCCGGTGGGTTCGTCCAGCCCGGAGCCATCGATGATCCCGCTCTCAAGCCCATTGGCAATCGCCTCGGCCAAGATAACCCGCACATACCTATCGAGCCACGCAGGGCCGAGATCAAGCATCGCCTTGCAAATCGGCAGAAACGCCGACAGCTTCTTCTGCGTCAGATCGAGCTTTCTGAAGCCCCCGGTAAGCTCCTTGACGATCTCGCTACAAAGCTGATCCCAGGTGGCCAAGTGCCTGCCGTCCTGCGTGTTGACAAG